ATGATTGAATTAGGAATAACTCAAAAAGATTTAGCCCTTAAATTAGATATTTCAATTCAAAATTCAAACGATAAATTAAACGGCAGAGGGGTTTTAAGTATAATCGAAGCTAAAAAAATAACAGAAATATTAAAGCTTGAGAATCCTTATGAAATTTTTTTTGCCGACAAAGTCCCAAATATGCAACAAAAAACCAAGATAGAGGAGAGTGAAATATGAAAGCAGATAATAATGATTTGAGAAAAAATGACAGTGGTTATAACGATCCCACTGCATATGCAGCGATTAGCAAGATGTCATATAACAGTGAACCTAAGAAAAGAAACAGAGCAAAGGATATTGCAGATGCTATGCACATAATAAAAAGACTTCTTGAAATAATTGATTTTGAAATAGATGGCAAAGTTACATTAGTAGACAAACAGACAGGAAAAAAATATATCTAGGAAGGGAGCTTTAAAATGCTTACAGAAAAACACAAAGAAAAAATAAAATATCTTAATCAATATAAATTTTTAAATGCTGAAGTAGATAGAAAAATAAAAGAGATGGAAGACTGGAAAAACAAAATATACAGTGTAACAGCAACATTAACGGATATGCCTAGAAGTAACAGCAGAAGAGATAAAATCTCAGATGGTATAGCTGCAGTAAATGAAATAGAAGAAAACATAAATGGTGATATAGATAAATTATTGAAAGTTAGAAAAGATGTTCAAAGCAAAATAGATACTATTGATGATTTAAAATTAAGAGAGCTGATGAAATGCAGATACTTGGATTTTAATACTTGGGAAGAAATAGCATATAAAAATGGTTTTAGTTGGCAATGGGTATATAAGTTGCATGAGAAATCATTGGATAAAATAATAATTTAGTTGATTGTAATTGAGTATTACTGTGTGATATACATATAATAGCAGAATTGACAAACTACAATGAATGTTTACAGTTCCTCAAAAGGGCATCTTAGAAATGAGATGTCCTTTTGATTTTGGGAATTTAGGTCATATTAAAAATTCATTTATCTGTTAGTGTCACTTTGTTGATTTGATGTTATATATTTTTTAGTATTAATTATATTTGCTTGATTGTAATTGAGTATAACTGTGTGATATATATATAATAACAGAATTGACAAACTAAAGTTAACATATAGAGTTCCTCCTAAAGGGCATCTTAGAAATGGGATGTCCTTTTAAATTTTATAATTTAAGCATATGTGACTCAAAGCTAATTTGCTATTAAATAATTTTATAAAAAGATTATATCTACTTGATTGTAGTTGAGTATAAAGATGTGATATATATATAATAGCAGAAGAACAAGTTACAAAGGTTATGCGCATTAGGTTATAACAAAAAAGCACTAAGGTGCTTTTTTTATTCGTCATTTTAGTATTGTTGACGATAAAGAACAAGACAAATGACATGGACTGAACCATGAAAAAATAATGTATTTGAAAGGATGGAAGCATAAATGAAAAAAGAAGATTTAGCAAGAGTAATGGGACTAACAGAAAAACAGATTACAGCAGTTATTGCTATATCAGCAGAAGAACTCAAACGGTATATACCAAAGACAAGATTTGATGAAGTTAACAAAGCTAAAAAACAGCTTGAACAGCAAATTGTTTATAGAGATACTCAACTTACTGAACTTAATAAAAGAGTTAATGTCAACGAGGAACTTGAAAAGATTATAAAGAATTTGAATGATGCAAATGCAACAACTAAAACTGAATATGAAACTAAGCTTAAAGATATTACTATCAATTATGCAATACAAGCAAAATTGGTTGATGTCAAATATGCAGACCTTTTGAAATGCAAATTTGATAGAACAAAACTATCGGTTACTGCAGATGGTACAGTAGATGGTATTGATGAACAATTGACAACAATTAAAGGGACATACAAAGATTTGTTTTTACCAACTGTTACAGTTAAGCAATCTAATAGCATTGGTGGAAGTCATCCTCCAAAAGGGAAAAGACAAGAACTTGATTCAAACTACGTAAATTACTATCACAGAATAGTCAATAGATATGGTAAGACGGTAGGATGGGTAAAAATCAGTCAGTTTTAGAAAAGCAATTTGCAAGGTAGATATAGCATTTTTATTAAAAGAGTTTAAAAAAAGTAAATGGGGTGAATAAAAAATATGATGAGTAATGTAAAACAAGCTATTGTAAATAAGTTGTTAGAATTGTATCCAACAAATAAAATCTATGATGAAGATCTACCTCAAGATTTTATAAAACCATATTTCTTAATTACTCTAACAAATCAAGACTACCATAAGAGATTGAATAATAAATATAAAAGCTCGATTTCATTTGATATATCTTATTACAGCAGTAAGGCTACATCTGAAATCAAGGCGGACTTTTTAGATGTTCAGTTAAATTTATTAAGATTGCTAGATTCAGTGGGTACGTATAGAGTGTTAAACAAGCAAGCAACAATAAAAGACAATGCTTTACATTTTACTTTTAACATTAACTATTCGGAAATTAAAGAAGAAGCTAATACATTAATACAAAAACAACAAACAAATACAAATTTATAGAAAGAAAGGTGATTAAATGTCAGGAACATGGACTAGTCAAAATAAAATATTACCAGGTGCTTATGTTAATTTTCTTACAAAAAATGCTTTGTCTATTACTCCAGGTGACAGAGGAATAGTAGTATTATTACAGCAAATGAGTGCAGGTACTGCAGGACAAATGTATAAAATTACAGCAACAGATACAAGTGAATATCCAATCAATGTTACAGATGCAGATAAATTACTTGTCAACGAAGCTTTAAAAGTATCAAAAACCGTTATAATCTATAACTTGGGTACTACACATGATGCAACAATACTTTCTGCTGCATTAGCAACACTAAAAACAATAGATTTTAACGTGCTTTGTTATCCATTCGATGCTAAAACGTATAGTGTTAATCAGTTGACTATTGCAACATGGATTAAAGCTATGAGGGATGATGAAGGGGTTAAGGTGCAAGCAGTACTTGCAGACTATGTGGCTGATTATGAGGGTATTATTAATATTACACAGGGTGTTCAACTATCTGACGGAACAACTTTTACATCTGCACAGGCGACAGCATGGGTTGCGGGAGTTACCGCAGGAGCAAATATTAATAAATCCAATACAGGACAAAGCTATATAGGTGCTATTGATGTAGTACCAAGAATGACTAAAACTGAGATGGAAGCTGCTATAACAGCAGGAAAATTCATTTTTAAAGTAGATTCAGCTCAAAATGTTACAGCAGTATGTGATATTAACTCATTAACTACAGTAACAACTGAAAAGAGCAAGATGTTTAAGAAAAACAGGGTTATACGTACTATTGATGGAATTAATAATGACATTGTTGAAATATTTGAATCTAATTATATTGGCAAAACAAAAAATAATGTTGATGGCAGGTCACTTTTAAGATCTACTCTAATCGAGTATTTCAACGAATTGCAGACACTATCAGCAATTCAAAATTTTACATCTGATGATGTTACCGTATCCGCTGGAACAGATTCTGATGCAGTAGTAATAAACTGCTTTATTCAGCCAGTTGATAGTGTTGAAAAGATGTATATTACAGTAAGTTTATCTTAAGGAGGAACACAATATGTCAGATTACACAAGATTAGCAGATACAATATCTTCTCATGAAGGTAAAGCTTATATAACTGTTAATGGTGCTAACAGGGAACTGTTTGAAGTATCAGTATTAAAAGCACAATTAGACATGACAGTACAGTCAAAAAGAATGTTAGGTCACAGGATGACTCAACATAAAGTCACTGGTGCAGAGGGAACAGGATCATTAACGATGTACTTTATGAATAGTCAGGTACTTAATCAAACAATTGAATATTTAAAAAATGGGACTTATAACGGAATTAAAATTCAATGTTATAACGAGGATGAACAATCTACAATTGGTAGACAAGAAGTAGCGTTAACAAATGTAATATTGGCAACTATTCCAGTTGCAAGTCTTGATGATGGTTCAGACGATCCTATCACTGTTGACAGTGACTTTACTTATGATGATATCGAAGTATTGAGTTCGTTTGATTTACCAGAAAACTACAGATAAAGAGAGCTTATGCTCTCTTTTTTAAAATTATAGAAAAGAGGAATTAATATATGAGTAGTTTAAATGCATTTTTACATCCAATCCAAGTGGAAAATAAAGAGGTAATTGTATCAAATAGATTTGCAGAAGATGGAAAAACTGTTCCATTTATTATTAAACCGATAACACAAGAAGAAAATAAAATGCTTATTAAAAAATACACTAAAAAAGATAAAAAAGGCAATGAAACATTTGATAGGACAGAATATGTATCAGCACTTACGGCAAATGCAGTAGTTTTTCCTGACTTATCAAGCACAGGATTACAAAAGGCATACGGAGTATTAGGAGAATCAGCTTTACTGCAGAAAATGCTCTATGTTGGTGAGTATGCTGAACTTGCACAGGAAGTCCAAGAATTAAGCGGACTTAATAAAGATATAAATGAGGATATAGAAGAAGTAAAAAACGAATAAAGCAAGGTGATGCGGAATTTAATCTTGCGCACTTTGCACTTCAGAAACTTCATATTCTTCCATCAGTTCTAGATTCAATGGATGATATAGAGAAAGCTTTTATATATGCAAGTATCCAAGTTAGAGTTGAAAAAGAACAGGAAGAAGCAAGAAAAATTAAGAGGAAGGGGGGCAAAAGATAATGGCAACACTTAATACAATGCTAATGCAATATGATGGGTATTCTACGCTATTTGATAAAATAAATAAAAAAACAAACGAAGTTTCAACAAAAATATTAAATGCAAGCGGTTCAACTGATAAATTCAATGCAAAGCTTAATGCTACTGAAAAAAGTTCTAGTACTGCAAGTGTAGGGTTAGGAAAACTATTTAGTAAAGTAGTTAACTTAGAAGCAGTACAAAAAGGCATGGGTATAGTAGATGAATATACAAATACAGGTGTGAGGCTTGGTTTAATTACCAGTAACTTGCAGGAGCAAGAGGAACTTCAGAACAAAATATTTGCAGCAGCTAACCGCTCAAGGGGTACTTATGGGGAATTGGCAAGTTCAATTTCTAAAATGGGAATTACTGCAGGCGAAGCATTTGGTTCTAATGATGAGTTAGTGGCATTTACAGAATTAATTCAAAAAAGTGTTAAACTTGGTGGTGCAAGCCAAATAGATCAATCTTCTGTTATGAATCAATTAACACAAGGTATGGCAACGGGAAATCTACAAGGTGATGATTTTGATTCTATTATTGAAAAAGCTCCAATGATTGCAGATGCAGTTGCTACATATACGGGAAAGTCCAAGGATGAGATTAAAGAAATGAGTTCGGAGGGATTGATTACATCGGATATTATTAAAAATGCAATGTTTATGTCCTGTGATAGTATTAACGATAAATTTAAGGATATGCCAATGACATTTGCTGATGTATGGAACATAATTAAAAACGGAGGTTTGCAGGTTTTTAGCGCTGTAATAGATAAGGTAAATGAACTAACTAAGACAGATGGTTTTATGCAGTTAATAAATGGTATTATAATAGGTTTTCAAATTATGGAACAAATGGCAAGTTGGTGTATTGATGCAATAATAAGTAATTGGGATACTATAGTACCTGTTTTAGGTTTAATAGGAAGTGTTCTAATGGCTGGAATAATAGCGAAGTTAGTTTTAACAATACCTTTATTGCAAGCAAATGCTTTAAGTTGGTTAGCAATGGCAGCGCCAGTATTATTAGTTATAGGAGTTATAGGCTTGGCAATATGGGCAGCAAGGCAGTTTGGTGTATCATGGGAGCAAATATTTGGATTCGTTGGTGGTGTAGTAGGAGTGTTTGCTACATATTGCTATAATTTGTTTGTTAAATCATGGAATATAGTAGCAGCATTCATAAATTTTTTCGGTAATGTATTTACGCATCCAATAGAATCAGTCAAAACATTGTTCTGTGACCTTGCATTAAGCGTAATAGGCTACATAGGATCCATGGCACAAGGAATTGAGGATATAATTAACAAAATACCGGGTGTAGACATAGACATAACAGGAGGCTTAGATAGCTTTAAAAGCCAATTAGAGACTGAATCAGCTAATATTAAGAGTGAAGCAGGATTGGTTGAATATGTTAAGACTAAAGACTTTATGGATTATTCTGAAGGATATACAAAAGGTAGCAATATGGGCTCAAAATTATTCAACAACATGGGCAGCACTCTAAGTGACTTAACGAATAAATTAAATAATATTGGTCCAAGTGAATTTGATACATCTAATAACCCAATTACAGTAGAAGGCACTGGTTCGGGTGGTAAAGTTGATGTGGACATGGGTGATGAAGACTTACAATATTTAAGAGATATAGCAGAACGTGATTATATTAACCAGTTTAGCACGGCATCACTAGCACCAAACGTTCAATTTACATTTGGTGATGTTCATGAGGAAGCTGATGCTAATAAGGTAGCAGGCAGAATTCAAAAGATTTTAGCAGAAGAAATAGCTATGGTAGCAGAGGGGGCTTATTAAAATGAGTGATTATGCAATTTTTTTTGATTATGACAATAAAACTTATCGGCTTCCTGTTAACCCAGAGCAAATAGAAATATCAACAGTACAGGCTAATGAAAAGTATGAAATTTTAAAGCTTGGACAGATAGTAATACCTACCCACATGGAATTAAGAGAATATAGTTTTGAAACAGAACTTCCGAAGGAGGTTCTTCATTATGTTGAAACGACTAATGATTTTAAAGAAGCAAGCTACTATCTTAATCTATTTAGGCAATGGAGAGTTGATAAAAAACCAATTCGTTTCATAGCGAGCAATAATGCTGACTATGAAATTAACACATTAGTATTGATTGAAGATCTTAAAGTAACTGAGAAAGCTGGAGAAGAGGGCGACAAATATATTTCATTTAAACTGATTGAATATAAGGAATTTGGTAAGAAATCACCAGTTGTTGCAAATAATAATATAGGAACAGTAAAAAAGGAAACTGTGACACCAGGTACTAATCCTAAAAGTTCAGGATTATATATTGTAAATAAAGGTGATTGCTTGTGGAATATAGCAAAGGTATATTACGGTGATGGCTCTAAGTATACTAAAATTTACAATGCTAACAAAGATAAAATTAAAAATCCATCACTTATATATCCGGGACAAAAGTTGGTGATACCAGCATGAGTATGGAGTTCATAGTTGAAACAGATAATATATATGAAATAAGCGAACTTGTGAAGTCGGTTTCATTTACTGACAAATTAAATGATGGATGTAGTAAGCTTGAATTTTCATATGTTGATGATAATCTTAAAATAGCAAATGGTAGTGCTGTGAGATTTAAGTTCGACGATGCAAATATATTCTATGGTTATGTATTTAAGCATGGTCATAACAAGAAAAAAGAAATAACAATAACAGCATATGACCAACTTAGGTACTGCAAGGCAAAGGATACAATAGTTGTTAAAAATGACACTATAGCAACATTAACTAAAAAAATGTGTAATTATTTTACATTAAGAGTTGGTAATCTTACAGACACCAAATACAAGCTTGCAACAAGTGTGCAAGATGACAAGACATGGTTAGACATTATATATTCAGCTATTTCGGATACCTTGATGAACAAAAGCAAAAAGTATTCTTTGAGAGATGAATTTGGCTCAATATGTGTTCGTGATTTAGAAGATCTTAAGCTTAATATTATATTAGGTGATGAAAGTTTTTGCTATGATTATGAATATGAAAAATCTATTGATGATGGATTCTATAATGTTATTAAGCTCGCAAGCGACAATGAAAATTCAGGCAAAAGGGATATCTATATTTCAAAAGATAGTAGAGATATTAATAAATATGGACTTTTACAGTATTTTGAAGTAATTGACAAGAATGGTAATGCATCACAAGTAAAGTCTAAAGCTGATATGTTATTGAGCTTATATAATAAAGAAACTGAAACTTTTACAATGAATTGTTTAGGTGATACAAATATACGAGCTGGTAGTAGTTTTTATGGGCAAATCGAAGATATAGAGCTTAATAAAAGACTTATAGTTAAGTCAGTAACGCATAATTTTATGCCAGTTCACACCATGAAAGTTGAGGTGGAAATGTGATAAATGAAATTAAAACAATAGTACAAAACTATTTAAACAATGCTAAGCTGTGTGGACTCATGATTGGTACTGCCCAAAGTGATGGAATTAGAATAAGTGATAAATTGGTTATTCCAAATGAATTAATTATAGGTAATCTGAAAAACTTTATTTCAACAGGACAGAAAGTAAGACTTCTCCGTAATCATGGGGGGCAGCAATTTTATATCTTGGAGGTGATTAGTTGATACCTAAAAGTATGATTGATTTAAATTTAGAGGTTACGAAAGATATAGGAACCACAAGAACATACAAAATAGCAGAAGCGAATATACAAGGCTTTACAGATAAATTAGAAGCTTTACAGCAAGCTATATATAAAGTACTTAATACTGAAAAGTATGAGTACCCTATATACAGCTTTTCTTATGGAATTGAACTTGAAAGCCTTATGGGCAAAGATTCAACGTACGTAAAAACGGAATTAAAAAGAAGAATTCAAGAATGTTTGTTCCAGGATGAAAGAATTGAGAGTGTAGATAATTTTGAATTTATTATTAAAAGTGGTGAAATGTTTTGTAAATTTGATGTAGTGAGTATTTACGGAGAAATCGCCATCACTAAGGAGGTGAATGCTTAATGTTTGGAGATAAGACTTATAATGTAATTTTGGGAGATATGTTGAGCAGAGTGACAAGTGATGTAGATAAGAGAGAAGGATCTATAATATATGACGCACTTGCTCCGTGTGCTTATCAATTAGCACAGACTTATTTTAACTTGAGTAATTATATTGATTTGTTTTATGTTGATACAACTGTTGGAGAGTACTTAGATAAAAAAGCCGCAGATTATGGAATAACAAGAAAACCTGCTAACTACGCAATAAGGCAGATTAAAACTTCTGGAACTGTCAATATTGGTACGAGATGGGGTTTTGAAGACACCACATATGAAATAACAGAATTGTTGTCTGAAAATATATATAGTGCTACGTGTGAGCAATCCGGAGGGGTTGGAAATACTTATCATGGAACACTTGAAAACATAGATAATGTTAGTTATATAACTGCTACACTGGCAGATATTATTACTTTAGGATCAGATGAAGAGACAGATGATAAATTAAGAGATAGGATAAAGCAATATTTAACTAATCCGTCTCAAGATGGCAACAATGCTCAATATCTCAAATGGGCAACAGAATACGATGGCATTGGTACTGCAAAGGTGTTTCCACTTTGGAATGGTGGGAACACTGTAAAAATAGCAATAACAAATAGTAAATGTTTGCCTGCTGAAGCAGCATTGATTACAAAATTTCAAGAATATATAGATCCAGGTGCGGAAGGTCTAGGTAATGGGGTAGCACCAATAGGAAGCAAAGTAACAATTACTGGTGGAACTCAATTAGCTATAACTATAGCAGGAATCGTTACATTAGCTGATGGTTATACAGACGCAGACGGAGCGTCTGATGCCATAACTGACTATTTATTATCAATTACTTATGTTAAAAGTAGCGTAAGCTATATGCGAATAGGTAGTGCATTGTTAGATTGTCCAAGTATTATAGATTTAAGTAGTTTAACTTTAAATACAGGAACTTCTGATATTACATTAACTGGAGATGAAATCCCAGTGTTGACAAGTATAATATTAACGGTGGTGACTTCATAATGATAGATTATATTAAATATACAGTAGATGGAGTGACATATAGCCTTGTAAACAATGGTGATGATACTTGGAGCAGGGAAGAAACAGCTCCAAGTGTAGCAGGAAACTATCGCTTAACGCTCATAATAAGTGAGAATGGAATAATCACAACATTAGACAGTTCTAATAGTTTATATGAAACATATTTAAATGTTATTGTAGAATCTGAGAGAGTTGTTTTCTTAGAAAAATATGTTCCTGATTCTATTGCTGAAACAGCACAGTTCAGAACTATTTTTGATATTGAGAATGAAAGCTTTGATGATTTGTATGCAGAAATAGAAAAAATTAAGTCTGATGCGTTTATAACAACATCATCTATTGATACAATAACAAGAATTGAAGATTTTATGAAAATAAAAGGTCTTGGTACATTAGAACAAAGAAAAAACTACTTAATATCTTTATTGAAAAAGGGAAATAAATTAAGTGAAAACAGTATAAGGGATATTACTAATGCCATAGCTGGAAGCGACTGTATTGTGACTTTCTATGGTTCAAGTGAACTGGATAATCCAGAATTGGGTTACGGATTATTAAGGGTTCAAGTATTGAGTCCTAATAATTCAAAAGATTATAGATATGCGGATATAGACAGAGCATTAGCACCTTTAGTACCAGGGCATTTAAAATTATTAGTTGTAAAGTATTTTGCATTATGGGTAGATATTAGAACTAATTATACAGATTGGACAGCAGTAGTAGACATGACAGATTGGCAAGCGGTAAAAAACTATATACCGCCACAATAG